CTTGAGAAAGTATGCCTTCATCGATGATCTTGGGTAATTTGGACAATGCACCAAGCGCGGTAATGCTGGCTACCGTTGTGTAACCTCGATCTCCTGCGCTATTGACTGAAATTGTAAAATCAGAGATGAGACCGCCAAAGATGGGGACATAAGTTCCAACTGAGTTTGTGACCTCAACCGTCAATCCAGTTCCGACTGTGAAATCGTAACTAGCATTATTTAGGTTTAACAATTGCAACTGGCAATAGCCCGCTACTGGTTGCTGATAAATATCTGTTCGCCCTGAGGTTATAGTCAGGTCGGCTATCGTGATGTTAGATAACTCAACGCTATCGATCAGTACCTTAAAATCGGGTGTATAGGCCGTCATGGCGTGGAGAATCCTGCCGCGCCTAACGTGCCTCTAGCGGCTGAGTTGTTAAGGATGTTTACGATTGTTCGCGCTGTGCCTTCAGGATCGATGGCGCCATTGACCGTGAGGTTGATTGTCGAGCCGCTTCTACCCAAAGCGTTGTTCGGGATAATGCTTCCGCTACTTGAAGGTGTAAATAGTTCTGGGCCTTGCTCTCCGACTAGATAAGTTGTTCCGCGCATTACTGGGCCACCAGCGGCTCGACCACCGCCGAACATTCCACCGATAGCACCGCCAATCTTTGAGCCTAGGCTGATAAGTGTCTGGAATCCACGGATGAGCGCACCGACCGAATCGACCACTACTCCTATGGCTACTCCAATCCCTTGGATGGCTAACTTAAACACTCCGCCTAGGAATGGAGCAACGTACTTCTGAATAAACTCTAATAAGGCTTGGAACTCTTCTTTGTTATCTGATACTGCGCCCTTGATGTTATCGAACGCTGACTTGATCCCTTGAAATACTGGAATGAAGATTGACTTAGCAGCTGAGATAAATCCGTTGAGTGCCTTGCTAATTCCCTTTTCCCCACCGATTGAATCGATGAACATCTGAACGCCCGGCACTACCTTCTGAACGATGAAATCAACCATTGGAGTGATCGCATCGAGAATGAATACGCCTACTGTCTCCTTGCCTTCATCGAAGGCGATCTTGAGACGACCCATCTTGCCCTCGAATGTATCTGCCTGCTTTGAGGCTTGATCCTCGAATGTCTTAGCAAGTTTGGCAGTAATCTCTTCCATGCTCATTGAGGCTAGTTCAGCCTTAGATAGACCAATACCTAAACGTCCTAGCGATGCAGTATTGCCCTCAGCTGCGCGAGCCATGGCATTAGTGACGGCTTCGAGTGACTTGCCACTACCAGCCGCGACATCGATCGCGATGGTCTGTAACTTCTGGGCTGCTTCAACGTCTTTAGTTGCTTTGACTAGACGATCAAGGCTTGGACGAAGTTCATCGTCTGTGACGCCTTTAGCCAGAGAAGTCTTTAGGATGTATTGCTCGGTGGCCTTGATCTGGGCATCTGTAGCCCCAGTCACGTTCTTGAGAGATGTTGCTAAACGTATCTGTGCGGCTTCATCTGCGATTGCAGCCTTGACTCCATCGATGGCTAACTTGCCAGCGTAAGCGACTGCCGCTACTCCTGCCGCTGCGAAAGCGGCTCCTGCGATCTTGCCGAACTTAGTGATCTTGTCGCCGAATGACGAAACCTCATTAGAGCCTTTAGTAAGGCTTGCGCTAAGGTCTTTGACTTCTCCAAGGATTGCGAGTTTAAGGGTTCTGCTATCTGAAGCCATTAGAACTCCTTAAGAATCTTTGAGAAGGCATCTTGCCATTCCCGAATAATATAAGGCTGGATAGCCTTGAGTGTTGGATAGATGAAGTAGCCATAGTTACCTGATCGGAAGCGTGGGGTTCTGGCTGGGAACTGCTTAAACTTATTCGAGCCGAACTCCATGCCACCCCAGAGTTTTTTAGTATCTGCTCCACCAGAAAACTTCTGAGAAGCGAACCCTAGACTGATCTCACCTACCTTGGAACTTTTAGAAACCTTGCCACCCTGAGCAATACGGACTGCAACCTTAGTGGCGACAGTTCGAGTAGCAGAAGCCTTCTGAATCTGACCTAACGCATAGTCGGCAAGTGCGCCTGAAACCTTCTTGGCTTCTTCGACTGCCTTCTCATCCATAGCCTTGAAGGCGCGGATCACTTCTCGGATTTCTTTCCGATTGTAAGCCTCGACCTCAGCTTGGTTCATTACGCTCCTTCAGTATTTCAATCGCCGTTAAAATATCTTCCGCCGATTCCCACTCCCTCATAGGGATATGGGTCGCGATGGCTAACTCGACTAGGAGTCTGCTGATACTTCCTCGGCTATGGCTTTTGGGCTATCAGAGTCCACATCTACATCCTCGATGCTTTCCATCCATGCTTCGAGTGGCTTGACTGGCTGTCCTGCCGCTTCTCGCTTCATCGCGCTATGAGCTACGAATAAGATGTCCCACATTCCAGAGAAGTCCGATATGGATTTCTTGGTAGCCACTTCCCATTTGGCAAAGTCCGGTGGATAGGCCACATAGGTAGCCTGATCCCCCGACTGGTATTTAATTGTGATTGCTTTTTTCATGTTTGCTCCCGTTTCTTAGATCATGTGATTGTGAGTGTTGGCTTTGCAGTTCCCTGTAGAACGAATGTGATTGACTGAGCATCCTTGCCAGTTCCAGAAGCATCTGGGAATACTGGAAGAACGTTACCTGTGAAGACTGCGCCTGTGGCAGCTGTGAAGGTGTAAGCAAGTGAAGTGTTTGGAGCAGATGAAGCTGCTGTCCACATAGCCTCGCAGAGTGAGTTAGTTGCGCCCCAGTCAGCAAGCATTGTGATTGAAAGGGTTGCAGTTGTGTCTAGCGCGAAGAACACTTTGCCATCGATTGTCTCGTAGGCGTTGCGCTCTAGTGCTGTTGCTAGTGTTGTTGAAGTTGTTTGATCGCCGTACGCCTTGCTATCGATTGTTAGCGAGATGTCGCGACCTGTGATGACTGTTGTTGGCATTTTGTCTCCTTAGACTGTTCGCGTGTAGTGGGTACTAACGACGATATCGGCAACGAGCAGATTGCTTGCGCCTACTTGTGTGACGGTTGGACGTTGGACATCGCTCACTTCATAACCTGCTGGAATGGCGAGTACAACGCTTTCGATGAGTTGCTCGATGTTGTCGAGCGATGCTGGATTGCTTGAGTAAGCCACACAGCAAGATATAGTGAAGTTGAGTTTGCACTTGAAGGTATCGTTACCGATCGTGTCGAACTCCATGTATGGTGAAGATGGAACGAGAACTACCGCCGGGACTGGGACGTTCTCTGGGACGTATGAGAAGACGTTAGCTGCGACCGATCCAAGTGCTGTGGCAAGTGGAGTGCGGACGGCTGAAAGAATAGTTGAGGCTGGCATTACTGGGCGATCGTTCCGACATCGACGAGTGAACCTAGGAGACCAACGCAGCGATTGTAAAGTGATCGGCCCATGCGGAATGGCGATGGGCTAAAGTCCACGCCTTCAATCTGGCCACCTGCTGCTGTTCGACTCTGGAAGATTTCGACAGAGACGACTAGGACGGCTGATTCTACTGCGCTATTTCCGACATAAGTCGATGCACCAGTAAGGGTAGCCAACCCTGATGGGATGATGTTCTTAGAGATAATATCAGCGTTAGTGATTGCCGCTGAGAATGAATCGTCATCGAGTAAGTCTGTTGTGATTGTTCGAGTGCCATTGAAAGGGCTACCGCATCCGCTGATAACTACGGACTGGCCTTCTCCGAATGGGTTCATCTGAACTGTTGAGAAGTAAGCGACGTTATTGTTAAGCGAGACCGCATCGATGGCGACTGAGTAAGTCACGAGCATTGGCAAGATGATTGCCTCTGCACTATCGATGATGTCTGATAAAACCGCGTCCGAATACAGAGAGGAAGAAACGCCAAGCGTTGATCGAAGCTCTGAAGCCGTGATAATTGTTGGCATTTCTTTCCTCTCGGTAAACGACTGGGGGAGCGATCGGGAGCAACCGCCCCCCCATGCTTAGTTAGTTATTAGGTAAGGTTCCAGCGACGAATTCCTGCGCCGACCTTTGTTGCGATTGCGTAGTAACCGTAAACGGCAACCTGCAAGCGACCATTGGCAAGTGCTTGAACCTGAACCTGAGTCTTTGGAGCCTCATAGAATGTGACTGCTTCTGGAACTACCAAGAATGCAGAATCATCGATGAGAGTTGTTACAGTCATGTGTGGATCAACGAAAAGGTTAAGACCCATGACTGTACCTGTGATGCTGTTTACGCCAACTGCTCCTGGAGCATTTGATGGCTGTGCAGCTGTGAATAGTGGACGATTTGTTGTGTCCTCAGCTGAGATGATCTTCTCCCACCATGCTGTGTTAGCGATGATGTTCTTGGCGAACTTTCCTGCTGCGTTGTACGCTGCTGGAACTTCCTTGCCAATGTAAGACTTAAATCCTGCGATGTCTGCCGCTGTTGCAGTTGCCTGTGTTCCACCAGCAACGAGAGCTGCTACTAGAGCCTGATCTGTTGCCTTAGCATAAGCGAAATTCAACTCAGAAATTAACTGATTATAAAATTCAGGCGAACTTCTGTCGAGGAGCTCCCAGCTAATATTTTGGAGCCCGGCCGCTTTCTTAACATCTACTGTGATGTAAGTTGACGCCATTTCAGTTCCAGCAAGTGCTTCGCCTTCTGTTGAAGAACCATCGATTGTTGGTGCTGTTGAGAGCTTAGGAATTGTGAAAGACATTCCTGATGCTGGAAGAACTCCGCGTGAAACTGCATCTACGGCTGGACGGCCATCGATAGAAGTTGTTACGAACTCGTTTAGATGTGGAGCGAGTGTAAGTCCTGTGTTTGTTGAAGTATCGTTTGTTGCTTTGACGATCATGCGTGCTTCTTCATCGCCCATTGCGGCTTTGATGTTCGCCTCAAGGAACTGACCTGCTGTGAGGTTAGGATTGATGCGTGGAGTTGCGTAGAATGCTGGCTTTGGAGCAGCAGCCTCTACTTTGGTCGCTTCTACCGCTTCAGTTACGGCAGGAGCTTCTTGAACGGTAGTGTCGGACACTTGTTCTCCTTCTGTTGGTTGGGTTGCATCTGCTACCTCTTCAGGAGCAGAATCTTCTGATGCAGCGACTTCAGCAACACGCGCTGAATCGATTGCTGGATCGGTGACGAGTGAAGTCTCGACGATCGATGATTTGCTGATGACCATGACGCCATCTTGGTTGTCCCATGCATCGACCTTGACGCCGACTGAGAATCCATCCCGTAATCCTGTCGCTGCTTCGATAAGGCTATCGTTTCCAGCCGCAGTCTCAGCGATCTTGAATGTTGCAACGATGCCTGAGTCGGTGATCTCGTGTGCAATCAGTTTGCCGATTGGACGAGTGCGATCATGCTCTAGAAGCAGTTTGATGTTCTTGTTAAACTTGATTGAATCTGAAGCGAAGATAGTTGGTCCAGCAGAAGTATTGCCCTGCTCGCCCCATGTAACGATCTGGCCAGAGATTGTGCGAGATTGTGAATCCGCAGCTGTTAGTGTGATTGGGACTTCGATCTTCATCGGATTAGGTCCTCTTCCTCTTGGATTTGTTCAACGCTCATCGCGCCGATTGTGTTGAGTATCTGATAAACCTGAGCGCGCTCTAATGCATTTCCACGAAGGAAATCATCTAGGTCGAAACGGATTTGAGAAGTTGATGGGCAGATGTCCGGTAAAGATAGACGGCTCTCGATCGCAGCCAAGATTGGGCGAAGCGAGAAGTCCACCAACGAGCGACGTTCTGAAGTAGCGTTGGAGTAGGTCATAGAGGTAGTTTCTGCTGAAAGGAAATAAGCAGGGATGCCTGAAGCTCTTGCTATCTCCAACGCCACATATTGACGAGCCTCTACGAGCTGAAGGCTCTTAGGATCGAATCCGACTGACTGCATTTCTACATCTGCATTAAGGAACGCTGTTGATCGAGTAGCGCGAGAGTTGCGCCATGCTTCGAGAAGTTTAGCAATGCGTTCTGAAGTTAAGTTAGTTCCGTTGCTCTTGAGAACCATTGATGGAACTGGCTCTTTAGCGTATGAGAGTGCAGCCTTCTCTAGTTCGATTGCTGCGACTACTGTGCGGCCTGCGCGATTGATGAATCCTTCATCTGCGCCATCGAAGCGAATAACTGAACCGACTCCAGCGATAGGAGCAAGTCTGCCATCGACTTCGTAGCCTTCGATTTCGTTCATCGCTAAGTTGTACTTAGGATTGACGCGCTTAGGATCGATGCGAGTCCAGGAGCGAACGCGACCATCTTCTGCATAAGCATCGAGGACTAATCCGAAGCCAACGCCGTATAGCCAGATATCTTCAGCAAGCCAGTTGTAAACGACGAATCCTGAGACGCGTGGGTCTGGTTGATTGATAACTCTTAAAGGCTCGATGTGTGCGCCAGTAAACTTGTTGTATTGCTCCAGCGGAAGTGATCCGATAGTTCCGCAGATGATGTTACGGGCGCGAGCGACCGCAGGAACGGACATAGCGGATGCGCGATCGACTGTCGTAGGAGCATTAAGTAATCCATAGACGGAAGTTGAAAGATTGAAAGGTTGTAGAGAGGCTTCAACATCGGTGAACTTTTCAGTCACGGACGGAGCCCCTAGAAAGAATTCTTTTAGTCCCATTAGTGCATATTGTACACTATGTCCGATTTATCCGACTACGATGTCGTACTCCGCTTCTCCGCGAGTCGCGAAGTGGCAGACCATAGCCATAGCAACGGCCGCGCAGATTGTGGCATTTGAGACTTTCCGTCCAAGATACCAACCGCCATCCTTAAACGGAAGTTTTACAGCTGAGAGGACTTGTCTTGTGAACTCATCTTGCTCTGGATGAAAAAGTCGTCCTGAAGTGATCGCGGTAAGCATCTCGTCGCAAGCTTGACCATATACGCTGCCATCGATAGCCGTAGTAGAGATACCTGCTGGCGATAGTAAAGCGGCAATAGCCCCGGATGTCTGGCGACTATAAGCAACCGTCTCTGTCTGGTATTTGCGTACCCAATCCGCGACGTCGTTTGCAATTTGTTTAGCATCGAGGTTGATTGGGTTCGTCCACGTTTGGAGTAGAACGACATTGATGTTATCCCCTTCTTGTTGGGCTGCTACGAGTGAGCCTTCTTGCCTGTTTGGACTGAGATCGATCGCCATCCATGTGAGAGCTTCTCGATCTAGTTTAAGATCCTTCTTTGCGCCTGCATTCCAGTTACTTGGATTGATCGCTGGATTGACTACCGATACCCATTGGCATAGAAGTTCGGTTCTTACAATAGATTCCTCATCGGACATGGCCGCTTCGAGGTTATCTAAACTGATTGTGTAGCCTGCCGATGGATTGGCCTGCATCCAAGCGTTCTTGTCTCGGATGTCGCACCCTGGCTCTGCACTCCACTCGAACCAACCGATACGATCATCTGCACCAGCGGCCGCAGCTAGTCCGCGTTCCCGAAGTCGATTAAGAACGATTGAATGTTGATCGCCAGCGTTGGAGAAGATTAAAGTTTGTGGGTTAGGCGTTGCCATCTGGGTATATCGAAGCGATGACCAGACTTCATCGTCGTGGAACTCTCGAACCTCATCCATGTAGATCGTATCGGGAGCAGCAATACCACGAGATGCTGAGTTATTGGCTCGCACCAAGTAACGGCCCCCGGACTTTAACTTGATCTCCTGTGAACCCTTAGATTCGTACTTCTTGCCGAAGTCATCGACTAGTTTGGCGTGGCTCTGGATCGTGTCGTCGATCTTCCAGAAGATTTCACTCGATGTCGTCAGTTTGTGAGCTGTGTGAACCTGTAACTTCTGCCCCAGAGCGAACATTCTCCATAGAATCATGAGTTGCATGAAGGTAGATTTACCATTCTGGCGACTGATAATCACCCCTACTTCCTTGAAATACCACTTGTCGTCCTCGGTAACTTTGCAGATTTCATGGGCCAGAAACATCTGCCATGGAAGCAGATTGAACCCGATTGACTCGCACCACTCGATGAAATCGATGCCATAAGAAGGTAATTCTGGGGATTTAGTCCATATTCGGGGTTCAGTCACACCTCGGTAAGCCGTTTGAGGCCCTTCTGAGCCTATTTCAGCCTGATCAGGTGTTATCACTCGGAATCATCCTGATAGTGGCTTATTGAGGCGTTTTTAGGGGTAAAAGAACCAA